CGGTGCGTCCAGTACTTACAAGCTGCGCCATAATGTCGATTGTCGCTTCGTCGCCGTAGTTGCTTACTTCCTGCAATTCGCTTGCATAGTCTTTAAGGCGCGCCACGCCCTCGCCGTTGATGTACGGGTTATTTTCCGCAGCATTGCTCAGCGCCTTTTCTGATTTTTCCTGCACCTTGTAGGCTTCGTTTGCCTGCTTCAATGTTTCGATATATTTCTTTGCCGCGATAACTGCCGCAGCAACTGCTGCCGCAGCAACGCCACCGCTTGACGCAATGCCGCCCAGTTTGCTTGTAAAGCCCGCCGCCGCTTCGCCCGTTTCGTTAAACGCAGTTTTAAGGGCGTTAAGTCCTTTTGTTCCGTTGCCTAAGTCTTTTTGAGTGCTGTTTACTTTGTTTTTAACGTTCTTCAAGCCTTTATCAAGGCCGCTTTCGTCAACTTTAGTACCTATTCTAATTTCGCCATCGTTTGCCATACCTATATAGTCATTTTCCCCATAAAAAAAGCCCCGCAATTCATGCAGGGCGTGTTATCTCAGTTTAGCTTCAAACGCCTCTAACGCTTCGTCGTGTTCGTCCTCTGTTTGCGGAAGTTCCCACGCCCTGCGCAGTTTTTCCATTTGCCGCGTGTACGCGTCGCGCTTTCCGCTGGTGTTCTCGTAAAGCCTGTAGCCTATAATCTCGTTCAGCTTCGTGCCGTGCAAGCCTTTAAAAAGCGCTAAAAACTTGTACCAGTGCATATTACTTTCTACAAGGTCGATTCCGTAAAGCTCCAAAAACGCCGCGAAAATATATTCCGCGTCTACGTCGTAGTCGGTCGCTTTCTCTCCGCTTCCTTGAAACATTTCGGGGCGCGGCAATAACTGCGGCGGGTTGCAAAACTTCACAAGCGCCATTAAGCCGTTAAGCCTGCTTCTTGGCTTTTCGCCCCTGTACATAAAGTCAAAGTCTGCGGGCGGGCAATGCTTATCGCCTATTTTCCGCATGAACTTTAGCCAAAACTTAAACGATGTATGAATACAATACGAGCTGCCATCAACCTCTACGGTTTCGGGCAGCTTTGCTTCCGATAAATCCATTATTCAGCAGGAACAAACTCGCCGTCCTCAAAGGTTCCCTCTGTGAACGACGGTACTTTGTTTGTGATTTCAACCGCACCGCGCTTGATATTGTTGAACCCAAGCTCAAAGTTAATCTGCTCGTTTGTTGTTTCAAGCTGATTGACTTTAACAAGGCTGTCTGTCTGCCATGCCTTGTAAACTGTGATAGATTCTTCGGCGCTTGCGGGTGTGTATTCGGCCGGCTCTTGGTAGAACACAATCAATACATCACGGTGTGCCGCTTCGCCTGTAGGCAATTCAAACAACATATCAAAAATATGCTGGTAGTCGGGTTCGCCCTTAAACATTGTCAAAGCCTGCGCAAGGTTTGGCTGGTAGCTGTCGATTTCTTCTTCGGGCTGGTCGCTTGAGATAAAATCGAAGGTCTTTACCTGCGGATTTGTGTTTAAATCAAACGATGTTGATTTCTTTATCTGCGTCCAAACTGGGGTTGATTTTGTTCCAGTGTTGATAAACGGTACAATCTTGGTCTTTTTGACTAAATCGCCCATACCTTTTACTCCTCTAAAAATGTGCATTTCACACTTTCGCTATAGGTTGTGTAGCCCTTTGCGTCGGTGTCGATAAACTGCGGCAGCGTCACCGCTTCGCACTCTATCTTTATATTTTCAGCGCTCAATACTGTTGCGCCGTCCAGCGTGTCTACAATCTGTTTGCCGTATTCCCTAGCGGCGGCCGCGTTTTTACAGCGTGTAAAAAATGTGAAGTTCCAAGCCACAAGGCGGGTGCCGTCGTTGTAGCGTTCTTCTGCCGCTGGCGTCGGGTCGTGCCTTACACAAGCGTCGTCCGCTGTTTCGTCGGGGATAAGGTCGCAATAGATTGTAAAAGGCAGTTGCAGGGCGTTTTCAACCCACGCGCTTATAGCGCTAGCTATTTTTGACTGTATCATTTACAAGCTTCTCCCATTGCTTCATTTTCCGCGCCTTTGCAGCTTCAAACCATTTCGCGCAGGCGTTCGGGTTCGGGTCTTGGCTTCGGTCAAAGTTCACCCCGTAATACTGGCGGCGCGCGTATGGCGTTTTCCACACAATAGCCCCGCTTCCTATGACGGTGTTAATAATGCCCGATTTCTGCAAGGTTCCCGTTTTAAGCGGGCAATAATAATTGCTGTCCGCCAAAACCTGCGCGTCAAGTTTCATTTGCGCTTTGTGAACGGCCGCGCTTATTCTTCTTTGCGTCGCTGCGCTGTCAAAGTTTGCGCGTGCCGTGAATGTTACGCCGCCGTTACTATTCAAGCGTTACCTCCCAGTGGTGCGGGGTGCCGCCCTGCGCATAGCAAGGCGTTACGCTTCGCACGGTAAAGCTGTTACTTTCCCATGTGATAACGTCGTTTTCCGCTGGCAATACCTGCGCCGTTGGCTCTCCGCCTGTCGTTTCATACGCTGAGTTTACAGCGTCTATTACAAGCGTCATGCTGTCGGCTTTGGTTTCGCCCACGCTTCCCCGTATGGTCTGAAAAGTCGCGCCGATTCTCACGCGCTTTAACACTGTTTCTGAAAAGGTCGGGTTTCGGTCGCGGTCAAGGCCAGTGGGCTTTTTAAGCGTGCAAGTGTGCACAAGCAGCTTTTTTGCGATTAGCTTTGCCATTAGCAAACCCCCGCGTTATGGTCCGCATACAGTTTTATGATCTCAATTTTCTTTGCGGCCGCGCTCTTGGCGTTGAGCTTTACGGCTTCCTGCTGCGCGGTTCTGTCGTAGCTGTATGAATAGCCGTTAATGCTTTCACTCGCTACCGCTCCGCCGTCCTCAGCAGCCGCGCCGCTCGCTTCCTGCGCTGTCGCGTAGTCAATTTCAATCATTCTGCATACGGCTGTATCTATGCCGTTTTCTTCCCGTTCCTTAACAATGCCGTCGAAAACAAGCTGTTTCATAAACATTTTGTTGTCGTCGGCGTATAGGTTAAAGTCCGTTTCAGTAGGTATAACGGAACGCCCTAGAGTTTCGCTATAAAATGTGTAGTTTACGTTCTCGAACATTCCGCCCGCTCCTTATTTTCCGCCGTCAGCTGCTGGCTTGTTCCCGCCTTTGTCGGGTGTGCTCTGCGGTTTGTTGCCGCCGTTCTTTCCGCCATCAGCTGCTGGCTTGTCGTTCTTTTTAGGAATATATCCTACTGTTTTCATTCCGCGCCCCCTTACGCCTTGTGGTGCAGATAAATACCGGCTGTTTTGTTTTCGTATACGTCAGCCAAGCCATATTCACGGAAATTGAAAGTCCATGCGTCAGCGCTGGGGTTGTCCTCGGGCGGAATAGCCTTGTCAACGCGGTGCTTTGTGAACTGCAATACGGCTGATTTCTCAGCGATAAGGAAGTTAATGTCTTTTCCTGCTGGGTCGCTTGAGCCAGTAGAAACGTGCTTAACATAACCGCCCGCGGTTTCGCCCGATGTTTTGCCGTCGTAAAGGTCGATAGCGGTATAGAAACGCGCCTGCGGAACCTTTGTAATGCTGGCAAAAGCGCTCAAAATCTCGCGGCTCTTTGTAGTGTCTACGTTCTGAGCTGCAATCAAAAGCGCTGGTGTAATAAACAAGTGGCGGTTTTCGCTTGGCACTTCCGCGTCGTCCATAGCAGTGGTTGCAGCCTGCAAAGCTGCGAGCACGTCCGCACCTGTCGACAATGTGCCGCTAACCTTAGTATTTGCAAGGTTTGCGTAAGTCGCAAAGCGGAAAGCGTCCTGTTCGGGCACAACCTTTGTGCGGATAAACTCGGCAGCGAGCTTTCCAAAAGCAAGGCCTGCGGTTTCTTCGTTGTCCATAGCGTCAACGCTGAACTTGCGTCCGCGGTCGTAGTTAAACTTCACGGTTTCGTTATCCATAGTAACGTCGCCGTTTACATATCCGCTGTTGCGGTCATAATCTCCCAAGCCGTCCATAGCGAGCTTAGGGATAACAATTTCGTTAGCGTTTGCGCCCTGCTGTGCAAGGATAGCGTCGCTTTCAAGTACAGCTGTTTTACTTGCGTTCTGATAAACTTCATCAAGCAAGTCTACGTACTTCTTAAACTTAGCAATCTGATTTGCCATAATTAAAACTCCTGTTATTCTTTTTTAGGCGCCAAGCCCATTACAGCCCGCGCCTGTGCGTCATCGTCAGATTTTCCGCCCTTGCCGCCCATTGGTGAAACTACTGGCGGGGTCGGTGCGTTGTTGTCTTTCAAGATGTCCGTTTTGTCCTTTGTGATTTCGCCGAAAATGTCGTCAAGGCTTTTCCCCTTGCTTTCGTCTGCCCCCAGCATTTCGCCCATTTTTGACGCGATAGCGTCGCGGGTAATGTCGTTTACAAACCTTTTGCCTGTCAAAAAGTCCTTTACTTTCGCCGAACGTTCCATAGCGGCGATTTTTGCCGCGCTCTCTTTCTGCGATTTTTCAAGCTCAGCCTTGTATTTTTCAACTTCGGCTTTTGTTTGGTCGTAGTCCTTGAACTTTTCAAGCGTAGCGTTTGCAGCTTCAAGTTGCTTCTTTAAGTCGTCGTGGTCGGCGTACTTATTTTTTACGCTCTCAATGTCCTTGCCGTTTTCCGCCATAATCTTGTCGATTGCGTCCGCGGCGATTCCCAAACCTTCCAAAAAATCACGTTTCATTTGTATATCTCCCTACACATTTTTTACGGCGTGCCCGCCAAAGGATTAGAACGGATTACGCGCCGTTCTCGCTATATACATAGTCATTTTTATTGACGTTGCATACAAAAAAAACGGCGGCAAATACGAGGTGCGATGTACTGCCGCCGCAAGGGTAAAGACCCGTTATTTTTCTTTCACAAAAAGCAGCAGGATTTCGTCGGCTGCCTTAGATCCGATTCCTACGGCCGCCATGATAGCGCCGTACATTGCAGGCTGGAAAAAAGCCAAAAGGATATTTGCGGTAGTAACCGCAACGCCGATTAAGCCCGATACAAGCCCGCATAATTTCTTAGACATTTGTTTTGTCCTCCTGCCTATATAGTCATTTATGTTTTTGCGTTTCCTGCGTGTTCACAATGTAGTTATAAACTTTCTGCCAGTACCACCACGGCAAATATATGCCGTCCTCTGTGGCCGTGAACGTTTCGCCGCTCTCAATCATTACCCACACAAGCTCGCCGTTTTTGTCGTAAGGGTCGGGCGGGTAGTATTGCGGGGCGGGGTTACTTTCCGCTATTCGCGTACTGGTGCAGCTGTTCAGCCATAGTGTGCATATCGTCAGTATGATTGCCAGTATTTGCGTTCTCTTTGATTTTGTCCGCTTCGGTGACTGCGTTTGCCGCGTTCTGCGCATTTTCTGCCCCCTCTTTTTTCAAGTCTGCTATGTGCTTTTCGTATTGCTTGCGTTCGTGGTTAATGTAAAAGCCACCGATTGTCACAAAAACCATAAAAGCAATGAAAAGCCCCGTAATTATCCATGCTGTTATTGACATTTCGCCCCCTTAACCCTGCGCCTAAAACAATCAATGCAAATATCATTTGTTTTCATGCGCCATATAAAATATTTTTGTCCGCAGTATTTGCAGGTGTATTTCACTTGGCGCTATCCTCGTAAATCTTTTTTTGCCACACGTTCGCGCCGATATAACCAAGCGGAACAAAACACAACGGCTGGGCTATTTCCATAAACTCCGTGCGGTTCGCAATGACGATAAAAGACACAAGGCCGATAGCCCAAAGTGTCACCCACAATTTAGCCGATTTTAATTTGCTCGGCTTTTTTTCTTCTACGCTGCCGTTTTCCATGCTTTTTAATCTCCCTGTTTGCTATAGATTTCCCGCGTTTTAATTAGGCGGTCTATAAGTTCCGCAACCCAGTTACACACACGATTCTTAAACTCGGGCGTTTTAAAGTCCGCGCCTACGTCAAACGTGTAAATTAAATTGCAGATTGTGTCCTGCTTGTCCTGTACGTAAAGCGTGCTGTTTGTGATGTGGTTAAACATGATCCATTCGATAGCCTTGTCGTACACGCGTTCAAGTATGTATTTTGTGAAATAGCAGTTATAGTGCGAGTTGTCCGCCTTGATTTTGCCATCAATGCTCATAATAAAATCGTGCGCCGCTTCCACCTGCCGCCGGATTACTTCGCGTTCGGCTTCGGCTCTCCCGATTCTTACGTGACGCGTGCGGATAGATACAGCGCCAGTCTTTACAAGCACAATCCCCGCGATTATCACCACGGCCAAAAAAAAGAGTATTTCGCGGGCGTTATCGCTTGTTAAAATGCCGCTTATTGCTTCCCACATTCAGTGCCCCCGTTTCTCACGATTTCGTCGGCTACGCTTAGGCGGAACGCTTCCAAAAGTTCGGGCTTTTCAGTCCAAAGGCGCGGGCAGTCTTTCCAGCCTACAACGTCGTGATGTGTCGTTATATCCTGCGGCGTAAGGTTGTGACGCTTGCACAAATAAGCGCAAAGCTCAGCGGCCGCCTTGATTGTCGGTTCAGTAAAATTGCCCGCGTTGTCTATCGGGCAAAGCTCAATGCCAAGCGTGCAAAAGTTCGGGCTTGTAATTTTGTAGTTTACGGCGTAATGCCCGAACTTGTTACGCGCGTAATTGGTGTAAATCTGCCCGCTTTCGGGGTCTTTCTGCGAGCTGCCGCAATGGTAGGCAACTTCGCTGTCGGGTAAACATTGGATAATGTCGCCCTTTTGTCCGATGATGTAATGCGCGGAACCATACGAACCCATGCCCGTTTTTTTGCTTTCAAAATAAAGCCAGTTTTGTTCTGCGTTGGCGGCTGGGTTTGCCGTCCAGTGCATGACGATTGCGCGGAACTCCTTTATTTTGCTCTGCGGTCGGCTCCACTCGTTAGGTGTTAAATATTTTCTGTAAATTGTCATTGTTGCCCTCTGCCTAAATAGTCATTTCTTTTTCTTTGGCAGATACGGGCAAATAAAAAGCCCCGCAATTCATGCAGGGCGTAAATATCGCGTTTAAAGCGTTGTTTTGCGTTCGGTAGTGTTATTTCATTACCGCGCCTTGAAAAGTCCTTTAAAATCAATCCTTGCGCGGTTTACGGGGCGTTTTAAGCGCCGCAAGTTCGGGATATTCAGCCGTAAATATGGCTACTTCTTCCTCTGTCAATTTTTCGGGGAAGTCCTTAAAAAAATTAAATACTTTTTTGCAGTCAAACGTAAATAAATACTCGCCTTTGCTGTTCGGCGATTCTACCAGCCATATTTTGCGGCTTTCGTCATCCTTGTATAAATCAAGTCCGTTTATAAAAGTGTTCATTTTTCATAACCCCCAAAACCTTTTAACTGTGAATTAACGCCAGTGTTAATATAGCGCATAAGCTCGATAAACTCTTTGTTTTTGCCGAGCGTGGCAATGTCTATCAAGCAGTTTAATATTTGGTATTTCTGCTTGTGGCTTGTATGGCTACATTGACAGCCGAACCGCCTACGGAGTGTATTGGATTCAAACTTCTTAAATCCGTTTACGTTCGCAGATTGCAGCTCTAAATATTCAAACGTTCCGTCTTTTAATCTGCGAACTATTGACGCGTGACGGCCTACTGCCAGCTCGTATTCTTTGCCTACTTCCATTTGCTGCATAAGGAACCGCGCCGCCTTGTAGTCGTTGTATTCATGCGCAATAACGCTTTTTACGCCGTTTAATTGCGCAAGCTCTCTTATAGTAGCATCACTTGAAAATATTCTCAAGCTCGTTCCGCCCCGAAAGTCCAGCACGTCAAAGCCCGCTTTGTTTGCGATGTATGCGAGCGCAAGCGACGAACAACTTCCCTCCGTTTTATCTCCGCCCGCAAGCCGTTGTATTATTTCGGTTTCTGTTTTTTGCTCAGTGAACGTGTTTACTGTCAAAGTAGGAACGCGCAGCGCTTCCAGCTTTCCGCGTGTGCTGCTTTTCGGGTTGTCCGTCAAAGCGTCAATCGATTTTTGTATCGCCGACGTAATAGGCGCGGGCGGTTCGTTTGACGCTGGCGGCTGTACGCTTGGCTTTGGCTGAGTGCCGCGCAATGCCGTAGGCTGTTTTCCCGTCTTTGTTCCCACGTATTCGCGCGCGCTATCTCTCGCAATGCCCGTTTGCCTTGTAAAGTTCTTTGCCTGTTCCTGCCATTCGCCGATTTTACGACGGGCGCGCGTGTTGTCTACGCCTGCCGCTTCCTGCGTCAACGCCTGCCGTTTGTAGCGCCTTATATTGCGCTCTATGCCCCGCAAGTATTGTTCGCCATCGCAGCGGGTCATTTGCTTTTCGTTGAAAGTCACCTTTTCGTCGGCCATTTCGTCAAGCTCTTTTTCGGTGTAGTGGTTTTCCATTCCCTCAAAGTACGGATAAAACGAGTGTTTGCAGTTTATCCCGCAGATTCCCGTAACGCTTCCAAGCTCGCAAACGGAAAAAGGGCGGTATTTCTTATTGTTTCCGCTACGGCTGAAAATCTGCCCTTGCCATTCCTCATGTTCGGGGCGCGCTCCGATGTGCGCCGACGTTTCCACTAGGTCGCAGTCCAATTCCTCGCAGTTGCTCAAGGTCTGATTTGCCGCCGTTTGGTTTACGCCGGTTAATATGTTCATGCGCACGGCTGATTCTATGCTGCGCGTTACTGGTCGCCCGTTTTCATACTGCACCGTAGTTATTCCGCGTTTTGCCAGCTCGTCGACCGCGTCTTTCATTGCGCTGTCATAGTCAAAAGCGCCGCTCTGCACGTTCATATACACGCGGTTTGCTTCCTGCACAAATTGCGTTTGCGTTGTGGCCGCCGTTGTAAGCGTCAATCGCGCTAAATCGCCGTGGCACTTTTGAATAGTTGATAGCATTTGCTGAGCGTTCGGGGCTGATACTGTGCGCCCTGTGGCTTCTTTGAAAATGCGGTTATCGTTTTTAATGCTTGTTTCCAGCGCGTCGGTGATTGTGTCCTTTACCTGCTTTACTATGGCCTTGTCATATTTCGCAAGGATTCGGGAAACATTCTTTTTCAGTCCGCCAGCTTCAATGAATATTTGCGCCTGCCATTTTGACGCGTCGGTGATTTTGCCGAGCTTGGCAATGCGCCGCGCCATGTCCTGCAAAATCTCGCTTTCAAGCTGTGAGTAAATCTCTGTTAATTCGTCGGCTAAGCCGTCAAGGTATCGGGGCGATAGCATAAATTAAAACTTGCCCCGTAAAATGCGCCATGCAAAAACAATGCGCTTTCTAAACGGGTAATGGTTCAGCGCATAGCGCAAGCCGTTTAATACGGCGCGGTCGTTGTTTGTAATTTCCTTTGTCTGCTTGTTCAGTCTTGCCATTGTTTACACCTCTATATCAAGTCGATTAAGCCAGCGCTCCAATTTTCGCGCCTTAATCTCGTTTAATTTCGTTTCTGTCGCTTACGCTCCAAAGTTGAACGGATCGGGCGCTATTGGTTCTTCGGGCGTGTTCGCTTTCGCTTCGGCTTCGTCCTCGCCGTAAAAGTCGCGGCGATATTCCCATTTGTTTTTTACGCCCGTGTTTATTTCCTGCATTGCCAGCTGTTTGGCGGCTGTTATGTCCTTGCGGGTTTCGTCGTCGTTCCATGTCACTGTAATTTTTGCGTTATTCGCTCCGATTCCGTAGGCTGCGGCCATGTGCGCGAAAACGTCCGCGCAGATTTGGTATTTGTTTTCGATTTCGTCCTCGATTGTGTCTACAAGGGCAAACAGTTTCTTGCGGCCGCCGTTGTACTGTTCGGCTGTCATTTGCACGCTTTCCATGTCGGAAATAGTGCCCTTGCCAAGTTTGCAGGTCAATTCAATGCGGCGTAAAATCTGCTGGAACATTTCGTTTTGCTGAGCTGTGCGCAAAGTAGGGGCGTGCTCTGTTATTTTCTTACCCTCTGCGCTGCCGTCGCCGTCAACCTGCACAAGCAGCTTGTTTAATTCGGGCGTTAGCTTTGTTCCTGTTTCCGCTCCGTTGCGTTTCTGCCTTTTTGCGAACATATCGCGGTCGGCAAATATGCGCATTTTTCCGCCCTCTTGCTCCCAGTTCATGCGCGCGTATTGCTCGTCAGCGTCTTTGATTAAATCCTCAGCGCCCGCAATAATCGCTACTGGAACGTTTGAACCGTCGATTTTATTTACAGCGTGGTTTCTAAACTCAATAATCATTGGTTGCTTTACTTTTTCCCACGTGTAAAAGGGCGTAATGTCGGCCGTTTGCGGGCAGTCTGTGAGCGACACTTTTTTAAGCGCTGCGGCTTCGTTCTTGTAAAGCGTACACTTTACTGTATGGCTGTTATTCTCGTATATGTGTTCTTCCACAAGCAGCCACTTTTTAGCGCCGTTCTGTATCTGCTTTAAGATAATGGCACCCGTCAGCGTTCCGTCAAAGTCGTAATGTGTCGGCAAGTAGTTGCCCAGCGGTATAGTTTCATACTGCAATTTTGAATTGCTATAAATCGGTCTTACGACGCAAGCGCCTACAAGGGCGATGTATTCCACAATCTTGTCAACGTCATGATTTATATGTTCCATTGCGGGGCGTATCGCGTCGTTTTCCACGTCCAGCCCGATTTCACGCGCAACCATTACGTTAAGTTCGCCCGCTATCTGTTCCAAAACCCCGCAGGCTGGCGCTTTATCGTTCCACGGCGCGCACCCGCTGAGCATTTGCCCCCACAACTCAATAGCGTTGTACATTTCGCTTGATAGGTTTGTGTCAATGCATGTAATTTCCTTTAGTGAAAAGTTGTGAAACAATCCAAAGATATTCATAAAAAAGCCCCTTATTCGTTCAAACATTATATTTCCTCTGCCTATATAGTCATTTACTCGCCAGCATGCCGCCATACACACTCTAAGGCGTAGCGCACTGTGTCTATTCCGTGGTCGGGCTGTCCGTCGGGGTAGCCTGCCATTATTTCGCCTGTTCGCTTGTCTATTTCGTGCTCGTATAGCGTGAACTCGTCCGCAATTCTCGGGCAGCGGCGCGGATCTATTACAATCTTTTTCAAGCCTTGCAGCCACTTAAAGGAAGTGTCGCGGCTGCCGATTCCCTTAATAGCGCCCCGCACGTCGCCGCCCCAGCTTCTAAAGTCCGCCACGCTTTTAGGCTCCGCGCTGTCCGCCGTTATGCGGTCTGTCGCTATGTTCATGTGCATTGCTTCCATGTGCTCGCTTAAATCTTGGAACGCTTCATAATTGGCGCGCTTGTTCAAATACATTTCGTCAAAAATATAAAGCTCTTGCTTTGCCGCGTTGTACGACGATGTGGAAAAGGCGAACGGGTCGGGATAATATCCCCAGTCTATGCCGCGGTAAAGAAAATCAAACGCCGCTATTTCTTCGTCGGTAATTTCCCGCAATTCCACGTTTTCAAATATGTTTTGCCCCGAACCCGTGACAAGTCCTAGATAAATGTTTTCATACGCTCTTTTGTTTGTGGCCTTTGTCTGCTCTATGTCGTGCAGAATTGCCGCGCCTAACCATTCGGGCGGTATGTCTAAATATGTCGTGTGAATTATTACGCGGTTCGGGTCGTAGGTTGCAGCTTCGCGGTTGCACCAGTGACGCGCCGCGCTTGGCGGGTTGTAGCTTTCAAAGATGTAGAACGTATCGCCGCCGCGTAACGCTGATATACGCACGTTTTGCAGGTCGGCGGGTGTAAACTCTGTCTTTTCCTCAATCCACAAAATGCCAAAATAACCCTGCGACACTTTAATAGACTTTATCTTTTCGGGGTCGTCGCACCCAGCAAATATAATCTGCTGGCGTGTTCCGTTTTTGCGTATGTAAGTAATAGGTAGCGCCGTTAATTCGCTTTTCGGGATTTTAAAGCCCGTTCCGCGCTCTTTGGTGTAGCGCAGGTGTAAAATATCAATCGCCCATACGATTTGTTCAAACACGCTGCGGCGCAGGCTTTTTGCCGTCTTGCGCACTACAAGCGCGTTGAGCTTCGGAAATATCGGTATAAGTATGACAATAACAAGGCTGATAAACGACGATTTTGTAGACGCGCGGCCGCCAGTGAACGTGTAGCGCTCTTTTTCGTGGTTCATTATCATGCGGAAATACTTGTTATAAACTTTCGCAAATATGTTACTGCTGTGTATCGTCATCAATAACAATCCTTATTTCGTTGTCTGCCTTTTCTGCTGTTTCCGCGGTTGCCTGCTCGATTACCTGCTGTTCGTTCCAGTTCTGCGGGTCTGTGCATTTCAAGATAAATTGAACTATTCCCGCGTTCGGCTCGGTTTCCTTTATGCGTTTCTGCGTGTAAAGCAGTTTTCCCTCAGTGTCGCGCCGTTCTTCGTATTCCTCAACCTTGCGTTTTTTAAGCAGCTTCTTTGCAGCCATAAGCGCCGATTTGTTAAGCGCGTGCTTTTGCGACGCTTCCAGCATTACCGACGCTTGGCGGGTTGCCTTTACTGTTTCGCCCAGCTCTGTTCTAGCAAGCCATTTCTGTATCGTGTCGCGGTGCAGCCCTGTAATTTCTGCAATAGCCGTGTTTGTCATGCCAGTTTTAACAAGGTTTATAATGAGCTGCTGTGTGTTTATGTCGTCTTTTCGTGGTCGTCCTGCCATTGCGTTTCCATGTAGAAAATATGTAGAAGATAATACAATTTCTACACAAATATAGTCATTTTTGCGTTGTTTTTAATTTTCAAACTTTTCCAGCGGTAATATGCAGCAGCCGTGCGCTTTCGGTTGTTCCCATTCGCGCCATGTCTAAGTCGTCCGCTAGGCTGTCGTCGTTCAGCTTTTCGATTTGGTCTAGCAGCGTGTTTTCTATGTTCGCCCCTCGGTAATTCTCCCAGTCCACAAAGTCCACAATCGTGTCCACTTTGCGCTGGTAAAATAATTCGTGTTTTATTCGCAAATACAAATACGCCGTAAAGCTCTTTGTTATTGCAAAATCCTTTACCCGTAAATAACGGGCTATCATGTATACAATGGCGTTGTGCGCCTTTTCTTCGCGCTCGCTCCGCCTAAGCTTCGCTATTTTTTTTTGCGATTCCGCGATATTCACTATGAACCGCGCCGCAACCTTATAGCCTAGCTGATACATTTTGACTAAGGCGCTTTCGTCGCCTTTAATTTTGTAGTCATACTGGTAATTCAAAAGCCGTTGATTGTCGTTTTTTGGCTCGGGGTAGTAGGGCAGCGGCTTTGTCGGCAACTCGTCAAAATTAAACTCCTGCTGTATTGGCTCCATCACTGAGCGGCTTTTTGCGCAGCGTGGCGCGGTAACTTGTGCCCTGTAACTCTACAGTTTTCGCGCTCTCGGTTAAGCGATCAGCGGCAGCGATTCCGATATAGTTTAAGAAGTCGCGTTTTGACTGGTTGCTTATCAAAACAGTAGGCTTTCGGCGGTTGTAACGCTCGTTTATGATCTGATAAAGCATATATTGTTCGTCGATTCCAGCAACCCCGCGCCCGATTTCGTCAATAACAAGCAGCTTTGCGCGTCCGTAGCCGTCCAATATGTCCGCTTCGGTGTCTTTTGCCGTAAAGCTCTTTGCCCGCCTTATTTTCTCAACAATATTCGGGGCAAGGCGATAAAGCCCGCCGAACTCGCGAACGATTCCGCAGGCAAGGTGCGTTTTTCCCGTTCCGACGCTCCCTAAAAGAATAAGCGTGCAAAACTTCCCGCACTTTACCGCTTCAAGATAACGCTTTGACTGTTCAAGCGCGTTTCGCTGTTCGTCTGATTCAGCCTTGAACGTTTCCAGCGATTCAGCCCAGTATCTCTCGGGAACCGCTTTTCTATAGCGTTCGTTCTTCGCCTGTTCAGCCTGCTTTCGCTCCATTTCCGCCACTTCTTCGTCACGCAAGCCGTATTTTGACAAGTCCATGTCGAAAATGTCTGTTAATGTTTTAATCTCGTCCATATCTCCGCAGCCCATTTATTTTTTTTTGTTTATAAGTTCTTCATAATATTGTCGGGGATTTCGTGTTCGTTTCCCCACATTCCGCCCGCTTTGTGGCGCTCGTTTTCGTGCCGTTTTTCCCACGTCCTAACGCATGCCCGCCAGTCTTTCATTTTCACCACGCCCACTTTCCAGTCTTTGGATTCGTAAAAGTCAAAAAATTGCTGCGCATCTAAGCCGTTCCGCCGTTTCTTGCAATACGCGTCAATATCCGCAACTGTCGGCTTTTCAAACTGCGCGGCTGCTTTTGGCTTCTTTTCTTCCACGGTTCCCTTTTCGGGAACTTTCGCCGCTTCTTCTTTCGGGGCGTTGTACTGGTTCCCCTTGTGGTTTCTTCCAGCCGCCGTGCGCTTTTCCTTGATGCGCTCGTATTTTTCCCGCTCTTGGCTTATTCGCCGCTCGATAATCGTCCATAAACTATGTTCAAGCGTGTTTTCCTCAAGCGGCGGCTTTACGTCATTCAGTGCGTAATTTATAGCGTACATTGCGAAAACGGCTTTATAGTCGTCGGGCAAGTCGCAGATATATTCCGCGTGAAATACAAAACTTCCCCTCATTTTTTCACCCCGTATTTTTTAGATTCAGCCGCATATATCTTGCAGCACAACTTTATTACTTCGCCCGTGTCCCCGCTTATATCAAGCTCAGCGTTACATTTTAAGCTGCACGTCATGCCGATATTAAAACGGTGGTCTATCACAAAATCGCCGTATTTGGCGCGGTTCGCTTTTGTGTTTCCTATGCGGTGCGCCCCCTGCGGCTGTCCGTCGCTCAATGGCCGCCCGCACACTTCGCACAATCCGCCCGATACTGCAAGCGCGTAGCGGCGTTGCTCCTTTTCCGCTTCGTTCATTGCCGCTACTCCTGCAATACTATTCCCAAGTCAGCCGCCAGCAGGTGCGACGCTTCTATGAGCTTTGCGCACTCATTCGTACTGCTTTCGCTTTCGCCTTTCGGGTATATATAGCCGTTGATTTCCTCGTAAGGGTAGCCCATTTTTTCAACCGCAATCCGCTTTATTTCGTTTTTCACGGCGTTGTAGCTGTTGCAAGTTTCGTTGCAGATCTGCATTATATGCCCGTTCAAGTGGTGGTTTTGCGAACCCTCGCCAGTGGTGCGGGGCTTTTTCGGCGGTTGCAGGGTAAGCAAAACAAAGCCGTTGTGCTTATCCCTGCATTTATGCAATTCGTGTTTTATGTTCGTCCGCGCTCTGCTGTCTGCTGGCGGTATGAACGAAATACGCCCCGCAACGTCCGCAAGCTGTAAAACATACTGAACCATACCGCCTCCTTAGAATATTTCCTGCTGGCTTTCTTCCGCTGGCGCTTCCTGCGGTGACACTCGCTTTTGCAGATCCGCTTTTATCGCGTCGATAACTTCGCGGGCTGTATAATCTTTGCGCATATCGCTGTAGCATTTCATTTCCTCTCTGGAAAAAATCGCCTTGCCGTCCGCGCCCTTGCTGCTTAAAAGCGCCGCCAGTTCCTTTTTTTCTTCGGGCGTTGTTTCTCCGCCTTTTGGCGTAAAAGCAAAGTTCGCAGGCTGTTTCACAACTTCGCCCTTGAACGCTGTTTTTACCGCTTCAACCTGCGCGGGCAGCGGGTCTTTGTATTTGCTGCCGTCCCAGCGTCCCGCGTAAATGTCAGCCGCAACGCCAAGCATTTTTAACGCCGTGCTGAACGCGTCAGTAACCGCCATTTTGTAGCCCTCGTCATTGCTTACGTCCGCACCCTTTTCAAGCTGTACGAGCTTTGATCCGCCAATTCCGACAATAGGCTCGCTCCATGCGTCGCCGTCCTTTACGAAAACGGCAACCTGCGCGAACGCCAACTTCTCATTTCCCGCGCCCTGCTCAATCCACAATTTTTGCACTTCATACTTCCAGCCAAACCCCACAA